GCCGCAATTAAGCATTTCGCCTGATTCATGCACAAAGACCGTTTCGACCATGATGCCGTTTTGCTGGTCGCTTGTTTTTTGCAACAAGTAGATTCCATTGTTGTTCAGCGCATCCATGACCGCCTCAACGCAACTCGCCAGATCCGCATACTTGCTGCGAAAGTGTTGATTGGTTGCTGTTTTAAGTGCTGGCCCGAATTCTTTTTGTGCTTTAACCAATGCTGTAGCTATGTTTTTCATGATTGCTCCTTGTAAATGAATGTAAATCCACCAGTGCGTTTGTATTGATTCTTTAAAACTTTACGGATGTTTTCTCTGAAAAGTCCAAGTTGTTTTGCCGCCTCCGTGATTGATGAAAAAATTTGCTGCGTTTCAACACATACAATTTGCTTTCCTCTTGAATTTATGTCTCGGATTGGAATTCCAAATTGCAAAAGTCTCTCCCAGACAGTAGTTTGAGAAATGCCGTATATTTTTGCTATTTGTGTGATTGACATGGATTTATCGACGTAAAGCTGAAACAATTCGTCTTTTGTAGCAAATGCTATGTAATTTCCAGAATCCTCCCCTCTTTTGCCTAACTTGCCGGTAAGAGACTGGCTAATTTTTTCCCCCCACCAACGCTGTTTAACGCGAACACCGTCGCCGCCTAGAGAAAAATTAGCGCAGCATTGTCCTTGCTGTTTGTAATGTTCAATCCAAAAGATTTCACGGGCATACGCAGATTCTTCATCTACACATTCTTCAATGATTGAGGCTGTATAGCCATGCTTGGCAACAATACGTTTCCAAAATTCATTTCTGTTGCCAGTAGTAAAAAGCCTTTTTCCAGAACCTTTGCCAACGTAAAAAACCCCGTGAAAATCGTTTGTGTGCGCGTAGACATAAAACTTATCTTGCTGTGCCTTGACCAGTGCGGTGGCAATGTTCTTCATGCTGTGTACTCCAGTGCTTGTAAGTTGCTGATGCGGTTGTTGATTTCTGCGACTGTCATTTGGTAGTCGGCCATTACTTTTTGCTTTTGCTTTTCTAAAGCAGCAATCTTCTGTGCGCGGAGATCGTATTCATCAGGGATGTGCAGCTCAACTTCTTGCTCACCTACAAAAGTGCGATGTTCGTTGTCATCTACTCGGTAAGTGAAGGCGGTGATTTCGGGCTGCTCTTGCCAAGAATATTGGGTGTGATACACGTAGAGTGCGGTTTTGACTTTCATGGTTTCTCCAAAAAAAACCCTTTCGGGCGTGATGGGGCCGAAGCCCCGTTGATTATTGATAAGACAAACCTTGGAAATCAAAGCTGTCGGCCAGCTCTGGTGCAGCAGATTTGCGAATGTTGATTGAAACGCAAGCAAAGCCGTAACGCTCCGCAAGGTATTGTTTGCCGTCTGGCGTGTTTGCAACCACTGTTATTTCAGTGGATGTAAAGTCTGCGGGAGAGAAAGTGAAATCGGTCATGTGACCTCCTAAAAAGACCCCTGCGAGATTGCTGGGGCATGGGTGTATTGTATATCAAACTGGACAAACGTCAAGCGATATTTGCAAATATTTTCAAATTATTTTTAATCGCCAAGTCTTTACAATCATCTGCTTTGTATAGTATGATGCACGCATGACTATTGAACAAGCTATCACCCTCGCAGGCTCTAAGGCAGCACTGGCACGCATTTTGGGCGTGACCCGCGGCGCTGTCGGGCAGTGGACAAAGCTCCCACAAGGGAGGCTCTACCAGCTCATGGTTGTGAGGCCGGAGTGGTTCGATAGATAATATTTTTTGAAGCACGGCTAGGTTGGGATTGATCCCCCAACCGAAAAGGGTTCCCACTTTCCCCTGCCGATGTTTCTTTGTTTCCAAGTGGCCTTTTTTAAGTGGGGAAAAATGAATTACTACCCTTTCCATGTGGGCGATTATGCAGCTCATACCGTCCACCTTGAGCCAATGGAAGATTTGGCATACAGGCGAATGCTTGATGCCTACTACCTTCGTGAATCCCCATTACCAGCAGACCCCAAAGAAGTCGCAAGGCTAATTCGGATGCGACAAAACCAAACCGAGGTCGAGGCAGTGCTTTGCGAATTTTTTGATCAAACAGAAGATGGCTGGTGCCACAGTCGTTGCGATCAAGAGATAGACAAAATGCGGGACAAACAAACGAAGGCTCGCGCATCTGCCGCTGCATCCGTAAACGCTCGTAAAGCGAAAGCACAGCCAACGCACAACGAAGGCACAGCGGACGTTGAGCGAACGCTTAACGACCGTTCAACGGACGTTGAGCTACCAACACCAACACCAACACCAATAACCAATAACCAAGTAAATACATATATATGTCCACCTGACGGTGAACTTGCTGATGGTTTGCCGGATTGTGATCACAAAAAAGTCATCGAGCTGTATCACCAGCACTTGCCAACATTGCGGAAGGTCGAGGTCTGGAATGCAGCCAGGCAGGGTTACTTGCGCCAGCGTTGGCGGGAAGTCGCAGCTGAGATGGAGCACCCATCAAGCGCTGAGATGCTTAACTGGTGGGCAGGCTTTTTTCAGCACATCAACAAATCAAAGTTCTTGACAGGCAAAGTCAGCGGCAAAGATGGCCGTTCTTTCATTGCTGATCTGGAATGGATCATCAAACCCAGCAACTTCGCAAAAATCATCGAGGGGAAATATCATGGCGTTTAATGCTTGGCAAAAACAAGAGGCCGAACCTGAGCACAACGATTCTTTGTGCCAAGCACACGGTTGTCCAAACCGTTGGGCCGTGGACACGGGCAGCAGGCTTTGTTCTGCTCACGCATGGGCGCAGCCGCATCAGTGGCCCAAAATCACTGAAGACCAATATCGCAAGCCCAGCAAACCATTGCCGCCAGCCCAAAGGGTTTACACGCTTGATGAAAAAATTAAAGCTTTGCAAGACTTGCGCTTTACTCTTAAACAGCCGCAAGATATGAAAGCCTGGGCGAATAGGCTTAAAACCCGTGAGTATGCCGGTGAGCCTTTGACGAGCACTCAGCGTGAGGCATGGCGCAATGCCTTGAGGAGCCATGAATGAGTTGGCTCTTTTCGCAGGCGCTGGTGGAGGAATACTTGGCGGGAAACTCCTTGGATGGCGAACAGTCTGCGCTGTTGAATGGGAACCCTACCCAGCTAGCGTACTTGTCGGCCGACAAAATGACGGACTTCTCCCGCCTTTCCCGATTTGGGATGACGTACAAACATTTGACGGAAACCCGTGGCGAGGAATTGTTGACGTTGTATCTGGCGGCTTTCCATGCCAAGACATCTCAGCAGCCGGAAAAGGCGCTGGCATTGATGGAGAACGATCAGGAATGTGGAAGCACATGGCGCGGGTGGTTAGCGAAGTACGACCCCGATACGTCTTTGTGGAGAACAGCCCAATGCTCGTTACTAGAGGACTTGAACGCGTCCTTGGAGACCTTACCGCGCTCGGGTATGACGCGAAGTGGACTGTTATGGGAGCTGCCGATGTTGGAGCAAACCATCAAAGGGACAGGATTTGGATTGTCGCTAGAAATGTGGCCTACACCAGTGAAATCGGACTATGCGGGCAGACGGCCAAGCAAAGGATGGAAGGGGGATTCGGATTTGCCAAGTGTGGTGTGGACAAGAACTGGTGGAGCAGAGAACCCGCAAATGTCTCCCGCCTCCATCAACGCAACTTGGACGGAGTGGCTAATGGGGTGGCCGCTAGGGTGGACAGACTTAAAGCCATTGGTAACGGACAAGTCCCATTGTGTGCCGCAACAGCATGGAGGTTGTTAAGTGAGCTATGACTACAAACATATTTTGGACAGAAGACGGGAAGGCCAAGAATTTAGCCTCGCTGTCATCAACAGAGCACTTAGAGCTTCAGGCGATCTTGCTCCAGACCGAAGCGAAAGAATGGAAGATGAGATTTACCAAGAAATCATTGGAGATTGGGACGACCAGAGCAAGGAGCTGGTGGAGCGATACCAAGCTCGACCTCGAAAAGAAGCGTGGCAAGGCTGGAGTCGATACCTTGATTACAGAAATGAACAGGCAACGCCATGATGACCGTCGTCTTTAACGTCCCCGGCAACCCCAAAGGCAAAGGACGGCCACGGTTTGCAAGGTCAGGCGCTTTCACTAGGGTTTACACCGATAAACAAACGGCGGATTATGAAACCCAAGTCAAACAGGCAGCACAGCAGGCCATGGGCAGCTCTGAAGCCCTAGAAACGCCTGTAACGGTTTATTTGTACATCAGGCTACCCATCCCTCAGAGCTACTCCAAAAGTCGCAGGAAGGCCTGTTTAGACGGCTTAGAGGCCCCAACCAAGAAGCCAGACGCTTCCAACATCCTGAAAAGCATCGAAGACGGGATGAACGGCGTGGTTTTTAAGGACGACTCCCAGATCGTCAACATCCACGTGACCAAGGTATACGCCACCGAGCCGGGCGTCGACGTATGTGTAAAAGAATGTTTGCCATGAGCCCAGAAGAAGCAGCCCAAACAATCAGAGACAAAGCCCCAGCCTTTGGGGAGGCCAAGGCCCAACGGGTGTATTTGGAGGAATTCCGCAAGACCAAAAAAGCCCTGTTGATGAAGGACGCTCTCAAGTTGGGCGTCGAAGCCGCTAACGCCCAAGAGCGGGAGGCCTATGCCGACCCGAGCTACGTTCAGCTGCTCAAGGGGCTGGCGCTGGCCATCGAAGCCGAGGAGACCCTCAAGTGGGAGCTGGAAGCCGCAAGGCTCGACATCGAGATCTTCAGGAGCCGCGAGGCCACCAACCGAATGCAAGACAGGGCGCACCAATGATTCACTATCATGGCATGCCAATAACGCCAGCGACTGCGGCCGTCTCTGCTGTACAAGCTGGACACGGCTTTGTTTCTTTTCAGCACCCAGACCAACTTGGTGTTGCCGCTGAAGTCTGCCAATCATTTGCTGTTGACAATGGCGCTTTTAGTGCTTGGAAAAGTGGCAGCCCAAGAATTGATTGGTCTGACTTTTACGAATGGGCATTAATGTGTAAAAAAATGCCTAACTGCGACTTTGCCGTTATTCCTGATGTGATTGATGGGGCTGAAGAGGATAACAATGCTCTTATTCGCGCCTGGCCTTTGGGTAACTTTTTTGGCGCTCCTGTGTGGCATATGCACGAATCAATCAGTAGATTGACATGGTTGGCAAGAACATTCCACCGGGTTTGCATTGGGTCATCTGGTGAATTTGCAGAGATTGGCAATTCTTTGTGGTGGGGGCGAATGGCAGAAGCAATGAACGCTGTTTGTCCTGATGGTTATCCGGTTTGCAAATTACATGGCTTGCGTATGCTTGACCCTGAAGTTTTTACAAAGTTGCCATTTGCATCTGCTGACAGCACAAACATTGGTCGAAACATAGGAATTGACAACAACTGGAAAAATGGAAACTACCCACCACCAACAAAAGAAGCACGGGCAATGGTTATGAGGCAAAGGATTGAGTCGCATAACGCTGCTCAAAAATGGACAAAACAACCAATTCAGGAAACACTTATATGAAAATCGCAATCGCAATTTACGCCTTGGCAATGACTGCCGCCAACTTGTCTATTTCGCATTTTGGCCCTTGGGTATCGCCAATCAATTCTTTTTTATTTATCGGGCTTGATTTGGCCTTGCGTGATCTGTTGCATCAAAAGCTAAAGGCTTGGCAAATGGGATGCTTGATTGCTGGCACTGGCTTGCTCACATATTTTCTAAATCCTGCCGCTGGCATGATTGCAATTGCCTCTGCTGTTTCATTTACTGCCGCATCTGTTGTTGATTGGGCTGTGTTTGCAAAATTGACAGGCACATGGATTAAACGAGCTAATGGAAGCAATATTGCTGGCGCTGCAGTAGATAGCTTTGTGTTCCCAACATTGGCTTTTGGTGTGTTGATGCCTCAAATTGTTGCTATGCAGTTTGCCGCAAAAGTTGCGGGTGGTGCTTTCTGGTCTTATTTAATTTCTAAGGTTTATCTGAGTAAAAAAC